GTATTTACGGTTACAATTTAACAAAAAGAAATGCCTACGAGTTTATACCTAGACAAAAAAAGAGACCCCTTAGGGTCTCTCTGAGGTGTATGTAATACGATATTACATTAGGTTAGCAACCTTAACTCTTCTGTAGTAAGCGTTAGAGTTTAAGTTACCAGCAGCTTGTGGATCTGAGTCAGATAAAGCAGCAAGTCCCTTAGCAAATGGGTTAAGAACCATTCCGTAACGAGTCTTAAACCCGATACGTGGTTGGAATGAATCCTGACCGATCGCTCTGTACATTTGGAGAGGAACGTAAGGACAGTAGAATAGTCCTGCATCGTATGCATTAGAACCTTTGTATCCAACAACGTAGTACTGATCAGAACTAACGTTAGCTGAATAAGGGTCGATGTATACTTTGAAACGTCCGTTCAATGTACCAACGAAAGTGTTACCTGTGTCATCGACTTCTCCGATACCACCAACAGCACCATTGATACCTGAATCGTAATCAAGAACACCACTCATAGCAAGAGCAGAAGCTACATCAGCACTAGTGATGATGATGTTACCCTTCCCTCTACGAGTTTCCTGTGCGATTGCGTTGGCATCTCTTTCGATCTGGAATAATAGTCCCTTGAATTTCTCAACTGACCATCTACCATTACTGTCTACGTCTAAGTCAAACACACCAGCGTTAGCTACGTTTGCTTGAGCACCAGGTTTTGCACCCCTGTATACAGTACGAACAACCTCACGGTTGATTTCAGCAAGTATCTCTGTTGAAAGAATGTTTGCTAGTTCAGACTCGGCATCTAATCCGTGGATTGCTTTCAAGTCTTGTGCTAGTTCAACTGAGTAGTCTGCTCTTAACGCTCTACCTTTAGCTTCAACAGCAATTCTGTCTATGCTAAACGCCATTTCCATGAATGCGTTGCCTGCAGTTCCGTCACCTAGACCTTCTAGATCGCCTGTACCGAACTTGCTTGAAGCAAGGTCATAGTTAGTAGCAGTTGTACCACCACCAGAAGCGTCGTTGATAAGACCTGGGTTCTTCTCAGTAGTAGCTGTAGGAGGAGTTCCACCTTTAGTACCAGAGAACTGTGCATCTGGCTCATCGAAGAATGCTTCGTTACCAGTTTGATTAGTATATCTACTTCTCATCGCAAAGATAAGACCAGTAGGACCAGACATAGGTTGTACGCCTGCGATGTCATAAGCAATAAGCTTAGGCATAGCACGACGGATTAGACTGATGAGGATAGGGTCGAAACCATATACAGCACCAGATCCAGTTGTCTGTGTGTTGATAGGACCAACGTTTGTTGGTGCCTCTGTTAGAACGTTACGCTCTTCTTGTAGAGCACGCTCTTGGTTTTCCAAGAGGATTGCGGTAACCGACTTACGATAGTTGTCCTTAATTTCAGGAAGACCATCATGGTTAAGTACTGGTGCCCACTTCTCTTGGAGATTTTCTGCATTAAACATGCTAGATTTACTCCGTTCTTGAGTTAGTGTTTACAGTCGTTATAGCCTTTTAGCTAGCTGTTCGACATACGAAGACATGCTTTCGCTAATGGCTTCAACTTTAGCTTTGGGTTCTTCAGAAGAGATTTCTTCTGCTACCTCAGGTGCTTTCGCTCCGAAGTAACTCTCTTTGATTTGTCCAAGCTTTTCACGATACGACTCTTCGTTTTTGAATTCGACTGCTTCAGCTAGAGAGGTAAACTTATCTTTCTGAACTTCTGCAAGTCCTCTGGATAGTTCTGTCAAAATCTCATTCTTTCTGTAGGTTGCTACCTTCTCATGCAGTCCAATGTTTTTCTCAACTTGATCGTTGAGTCGGGTCTCCATTTCATCTAATTTATTGCTCATGTCTGCAACAGCATCTAGACTCTCGTCTGGAAGATTGATGTTGCTTTCAATGAACAAATTCTTTAATCCACCCATAAATGCTTCGGTGACTTCAGCACGTAGACCTGCTTCGATAGCAAGTTCGTTCTCAGTCATCCACTCTTCACAAGCATATGAGAGGAAATTCTCTATACGACCAGCAAATTCCTCTTTAATTCCTTCGAGTTCTTCGCCAATCCTGCGTTCTGCAGTTTCCTTAAGTGCTTCAACTTTGTCTGATACCTTTGCAGATACAGCAGCTTCAAATACAGTTGTTGCTTTCTTAGTGAATTCTTCGTCAAGATCCGCACCAGACAGTATTGCCTTGATGTCTTCGTTGACTCCTTCTTCGGAGATTGTCTCTCCTTCTTTCTCTACATCATCAAAGATCTTAGCAGAAAGTCCACCAGGCATTGCTGATGAAGCTCCACTTGGCTTCGTCTTGATTGTAGAATCTCCTGTGACTCCGACAGGTGCAGCTGCTTTCGCACCTACGTTGTCAGGTCCTTCTGGTTTCTCCTTTGTAGAACCGCCTACTTCAATAGCATCGTTCTTAAGGTCAGATTTTTGTGCTGGAACCGCACCTTTTTTGATGGCTGCGTCGCCAACTGCTGCGTCTTCCTTAATAGTTCCTTCAGGAGATGCTTTCTTGTCAGCGATCACCTTTTGGAATTTTTCATCAATAGTAGACATTACTTGTACTCCTACGGGATTTTTAAACTAGTGTATAAATCTATAATTTATTTATAAATTACAAACTTCTGAGTAGACTCTCAAACGCGGAGAGTTTTCTTTCAGCAAGTTCTTGGGGTGAGGGTGCGTTATCAAGGGATGCCTTGATAGCCTCTATTTGTGCTTCTTTAATCTTACCATCGACTAAAGCCCATTCCTTTCCTTCCATAATACCTTCAACAAAAGCATCAGGTGCGGATGGATCTGCTACTATATCAGCAGCAGTGGAAAGAATAAAATCATCGGCAACCACTTGGAATGAACCCTCTTTTTTAAGAGAGCCTAAACCTCGTGAAGAAACACCGAGTTGTACCCCTTCCTCAAGCAAGTTCTTTGCGATCTTACCCATGGGGGTTTCTAACAACTTTGCCTTACCTATGAAGTTTTTACCTTCAGGGTAAAGTTCAACGATCTTGTGTGAAACACGATCTAAGTTAACGGTAGGACCTTCTGGATGACCTAACTCACCAAGTGCTCTCCCGCGTTGGATGAACTCTTCGTTGTACTTACTTACCTCACGGTTCATGGTATCGAAGCGATACATGCGTCCGTTGCGATTAGTAATTTCAGTCTGAAGGAAGATACCTTTGATATAGGTTGCTTTCTTACCGTCTTTGTCTTCGGTAAGAACCTCTATATCATTGTTCTGTTCCGTTATCAGTCTCATCATCGTTTTCCTCTGATTCGTTTTCAGCATTGCGGTTGATTACTTCCGCAGTTTCATCTTCTGATGCTTCTCCCTCTGGAGGTAATCCAGTTGGTTTGCCATCATCAGGGACGTGCGGAAACATTTTGTTCGCAATGTCCAATTTACTTGTGTCCACTGCAGCAGCAGCTTTCACTTGTAGCATATCTTTGAGTTTGTCTAAGGCATCTGCCCTATCATTGTCCCAAAGTAAATCAACGATTTCTCGTTCTTGTGTTGCCATAATGTAACGTTGTCTGTAATTTATTTATCAGCTTTAGGTTTTGGAGCAACAGATTTCTGTTGATCGGCCGCGGCTTTTGATTTTTGACTAGCAATTTGAGCTTTCTTAACTTCCTGATCGAGCTCTATATTATCAGTCTCTGCATCTAACTGCTGTTGATCTGCAGATACTAGATCTGTTGGATTGATTGCTCTACCTGATTCTATATCATCTGCGATCTGAAGATCCATGTCTTCAATTTGTCTCTCGGTTTGACCAAGAACATTCTGACGAATATAATCTATAGAGAAGTACTTACCAACATAAGGATCCATAAGACCAATGACATTGAGTTGCTCTGTCATCATCTCTAGGTTCTTTAGCTCCGTGAAATGATTATCATAGAGATAGTCATACTGGATATGCTCCTTCATCTCATCCCAGTCTTCAGGAGTGATGACACTCTTCAGGATTAACTGGGTCTTTAGAGTATCATTAAAGATATCACTAAACTTCTTGCGGAGTTTACCCACAAACTTAGTGAACTTCAATTCATCTCTAGTGATCTCAGATGACCTTCCAATGTTAAATGCTTGCCCTGATTCCAAACGACCAGCTGGAACATTTAACGCTTTGTAAAGTTTTGTTTGGAAATATTGCACGTCTGTAAGCTCTCCAAGGTTCTGACCACCAGGAAGTGTAGTAATTTCAGTACCTCTACCCCCTTCTCTACGTGGTAACCAGAAATCTTCCATCATAGACATGTATTTTCTGTCGTCTCTTATCTCTCCAGTGGCAGCATCGTATACTAATTTGTTACGATACCTTCCCATAACTTCACGTAAGTATTGTTCTGCCTTAACTTTAGGTAGGTTACCTACGTCAATATAAAATATTCTACGCTCTGGTGCTCTTGATATTCTGTATATAACTAGACTGTCCTCGATCATTCTAAGTTGATTGAGTACTTTAATTCCTTTATGCAAATAGGACAATACAATATTTCTATTGGTGTCCATGATACCACTTGTCACGTAAGTGATAGCATCTTTGGCAATCTTGATACCACTGTTCGCGGAAGTATTATTCAATCCTTTTGGATTGTATATGAAATATTCCTCAGATGATCCGAAGTCATACTTCATAAATTCATCTGCTGTCTTGGGTTTTGTTATCTGTCTTACTTTCTTAATCTTTGATGGATCAATATATCTGACTTCTTTAATACCGTCTTGTGGTGCATCTAAATCAATGACCTTATGATAGTACAAACGCCCATCAATGTACCATCTGCGGAACATCTCATGGGCTTTGCCATCAAATCCAAATAAGTTTTTAATATAATCGAACTCGTCACGTATCATTCCTTTTACAGAATCACTAACCTCAAGGTTATCAAGGTTAACTTCTACAGGACTATCATTTTGATCAGCAACTATTGCTTCATGTATAATATCTTCGATGGCGGAATCCACTTCTGGATGCATCGCCATTTCCCGATACTTCTTCACCATGTCATATTCAGTTTTGAAGTTACCGTCTAGGTCAAGATATTGACCATAGTAACCTCCTGCAATATAACTAGTAGCTCCGTCCTCGCTAGAAGGTTGGATAGGAGACGGGGCACGCTCCTTAATCTTTTGCTTCTTAAACGAGAAACCGAATAACTCTGCCATAATATTTGGGTTTCTTTACCTGACTATTTAGTTGACTTTCTAAACGACGTTATTCTTGTTTTTGCCACCAGAACTTGTATGGTACTGATAAGCAAACTCAACATCAAACTCTTCGTATGAATCGTTGTTGTCGTATGCAAGTGATACTTGTGATACACTTACAGGCCAAGCACTGACTAAATTGTACTGTCTTAATTCTGTTAGTTTTCCATCTGCAGCACCGTCACCACCAAACTTGTCTAGTTGTGTGACTTGGATGTCTACCCATGTGTCCACAATATCAGAGTTTGCAGTGTTAGCTTCAACGTCATTAGTAAGTTGGATCCACTTCTCATAAGCACTTCTTAGTGCGAATGCATCATCCATATAGAATGTACCTGTCCATGTTTCATAAGTTCTGTCGCCAGGAACTTTAATAACACGTCCACGGAAGGGAAGTTCAACTGTTCCAACGTTGGTTGCTGGTAAAGCAGCAGACTTACACATGTATGTAACAGCAGATCCTTTGGATGCTGCTACTCCGTCGATGACGGGTTCTGATAAAGCTGTGCCTTGTGGCCAAGCGTGGGCTACTGAGAAGAGGTTAGGTCGTACACCACCTCTAATCGCTCTTTGGAATTCTAAAATACCTAGTGGGGTTGCCATTGTTAATGTGCTCCGTTAATTATCTGCGGGGGATGACTTCTTCAAAACTAACGCCAGTGCGTGTAGCAATGAATGTCAATGTGATAAAGTTGATTGAACGTGCAGGCTTGATATAGAAATCTGCCTTAAATTCGTTCGCGTCAATGACTGAACCAGGATTATTGGTGTCATCACATACAACTAAGAAATCTGTGATACCCCTTTCGGCTTGTACACCTCTAAGGTATGGTTCAACAACATTCTTAAAGTTGTTTCTAGTGAATTCGTCATTAAGTTCAAAGAGTACTCCCTTCGCAGCGTTGCCGATTGTCTTCTCTATCACGTTGAAAAGACGACGAACGTTGATGCGATCAAATGCAGATGGTGAAGCGAGAGCTGTTTTGTCACCGAATAGAACTATGCCTTGACCAGGTAGACTGGTTATAGGATTAATTCTCTTCTGATACAATGAATCTCTTTCGGATTTGGTTGGTGAGTATGCTAGTTTAACAGCATTCTTAATTGCACCACGGTTTAAACCTGCTGGTGAGAACCAAGGTAATCCGTTTGCTGTAGTAGCAGCACATAATCCTGCAACGTCTCCGTTACATGGAATGTATCTATACTTGTCAGCAAATCTGTCGTAGACATACTTCCATGTATTATCAAACACACCGAATGATGTTGCTTGCATACCTGAGTAGTAGTCAACTACGTTTTGGGTTTGTGTCATGGAGCTTGTAACTCCAACAACGTCTCCTCTGTAAGGAGATAAGAAACCAACACAATCCTTTCTGTTTGAAGTGATTGTTAATACTGCAGCACCGATAGCCTGAGTATTGGTTTTGCTTCCTGCGTCACCAGGACCAGCAATTAGATAATCTATTGAAACTGTTTCAGTATCAGCGAACTCTTGAAGTCCAGTGATAATTTCTCCAGAAGATGCACTTCCAGTTTCAGCACCTTTCGCCATAGTGTAGCTAGTAGGAGCAGCGAACAAGTCAAATGTTGTTGTACTTGCACTACCTGCATTACCAGTACCTGCGATGTTACCACCAGTAGCTGCTTGGTTACCACTTACATCATATACTGATGTTTCGTGAGCACCCCAGTAAACAAATGCACTCTTGTCAAGTACAACCTGTGGGTAATAGTTACCTGCACCTTGAGTTGTTTTAGCATTGTTTGCTTTAGAAACATATGTAAACTTCTCAAGTAAAGTGTTTGGTGCACCAGTGATAGCACCAGTAGCATCCCAAACTGCAACATGCATTTCATCACTTGAACCGCCACGTGCTGCGACGTAAGGTGAAGTGCCAGGTCTAGGAGCAATAGAAGACCACTTAAGTCCTGTAAATACATCCTGTCCATCATACCAGTCAGAAACTGTTGTGATGTTTAAGTCACTTACACCATTCTCAACGATGTCTGATGTTGTCCATGTGTCAGAAGAAATTAGTGAAACTGTATTCGTGCCACCATCCCACGCATAGATGTAACCCGATTTAGTTCCAGCTGTATTCTGTACTTGTGTACCAACTGTAGTAGTGCCTAAAGCACCATCTAATTTTAAGGAAACGTCTGCTCCCTTATCAATTACCCCAACCCTTATTGCATTTCCGTCTGCACCAACATCTCTTGCTGCGTAGTGGAATGGGTTTGCTGCTGCTGTGAAATATGTTGCTTCGTATACTTCTTTAGTAGTAATAGAAAGAATGTATGGAGATGTTGCACTGTCGTCTGATGCACTTAACTGTCCAGATGTTGCACAACGAACTACGTCAAGTACTCCACCGTAAGATAGGAAACTTGCTGCAGTCCACCATGTCTCTGCGTTAGAGTCAGATGGTTCTCCAAAGATTTCAATGAGCTGAGATTCGTTTGATATACGAACGGGTGTAAGAACAGGTCCTTTTGCAAATGATCCTGCTATTGCCCCGACGTTTACTTCAACCGTCTCAATCGACCCAACAGTTAGATCCCTTTCCTGGATCTCAACTCCTGGCGATAGAAGCGTGCTAGCCATGCGTGTACTCCTGATGATAAATCAATTTTTGTCTATAGTTATTTAGAAATTGGAGCTCTTTCAGCGATAGTCCCACATGAATGCCCTATCACCATACTCGTCTAAGGTGTATTCTTTCTCATTCATATCAATAGTCCAGATATTTCCTTCGCTGTCTTTGATCATCTCATCTTCCAATCCATCGTCTATAAAACCAAATGGTGCCATGTCTTGTTCTATCTGGTTCTTCTGTTCTTCGTATATTCTACGACGGATGTCCTGATCCGTCATTTCTTTAAAGTATTCTTGCTGCACTAACCATGAGAAGATGACTAAACACATAACAAGGTCATCATGATATCCTTCATCTGCTTCAAATGATTGTTTGTTTTGAATGAAGGTAGTTAGTTCAGATACTATGTTGTAATCCTTAACAATTAATTTATCATCTTCTATCAAAGTCTTTAAGTTAGAGCATCCTTGTGCTTTGACTGTCTTGCTCATCTTGACACCCATCTGTGTCTTATTACCTGAGAAACCTTGTCCAACTATCTGACCTGCACGACCTCTCATAGCACACATCAGTACATTTTCATACTCGACATCATAGAA